ACTATGTTATCGAAGAAACATTGTCTAATCAAGATAGAAATTATTTAATAGATGCTCTCGAGAAAGACGACAGACTAAGTGAAATATTCGACCAAGTAGTCGAGAGCGCAACAGAATTTACAGGTTCTGGAACTGTAGAAGGTCCCGGAACTGGTAAGTCCGATTCGATACCGGCAAGGCTATCGGATGGTGAGTTTGTCTTTACTGCAAAGGCTACATCAGAAATCGGTGCAGATGAATTGATGCGTATGATGAAAGATGCAGAAGCCCAAGCAGATGAAAGACTACAAGCTCAAGAAGGTGGGCTAATAGAAGAGGAAGAAACTGTTACTATGCCGGTTGAAAAACCGCAGCAACAGGACATTCGAGTTACTAAAGAGACAGTTGGTTCTCAAGCAGCAATGCAAGAGCAATCTGACTTAGTTGATGAAGAACTCAAAAAGTCTATGCTTTCTACTAGACCCTACGTTCGGAGCTAAAGCGATAAAGCTACCCTAGGCATAGGCACTTTATCATATATTAACCGAAAGGCTACCTTTACAAGACAAGCCCTGCAAGTGCACACGCAGCTACCTTGTTAAACGAAGCCCTGAGTAGGAGAAAAGAAAATGACTGAACAAGTCGTACAAGAGGAAGAAGTTCAAGCTAATCCTTATAATCAAAACAAAGCTTGGCATAAAGAGGATATGAAACCTTTTGTTTCGTCAGATAGTTTATTCTTCAAAGAAGAAACTCCTGAACAACCTTCAGAAGAATCTGTTGAAGAAGTAGAAGTAGAAGCAGAAAGTAAGGATAAACCTTACAAGCGACCAAACTACAAAAAGCGTTATGACGATTTAAAAAAACATTACGATAGTAAACTTAATGAGTTTAAAGCTCGAGAACAGGAGTTACTGGAAGAAGCTACTAAAAATAGAACTGAATACCAAGCTCCTAAAACTGAAGAAGAGTTAGAACAATTTAAGAAAGAATATCCTGATGTGTATGAAGTCGTAGAGACTGTTGCTCACTTACAAAGTGAATCTAAGGCAAAAGTTCTAGAAGAACGTCTTAGTAAACTCCAACAAAGAGAGCAGGATTTAATACGACAAGATGCAGAAAAAAGGTTAATGGAAAGGCATCCTGATTTTGAAGATATCAGAAACAGTGATGAATTTCATGGGTGGGCAACACAGCAGCCACAGTCTATCCAAGATTGGGTATACAGTAACAGCGATGATGCAGACTTAGCCTCCAGAGCCCTTGATTTGTTTAAAAAGGATTTAGGATTTGACATTCCTCAAGATAAAAAGTCATCTTCTAAACCGACCAGACAATCTGCTGCTGATTTAGTTTCTACTAAAACAACAAGTGTAGAACCTAAACAGGAAAAGATTTGGTCAGAAAGGGAGATTGCTGCTCTCAGTATGGATGAATTTGATAAATTCGAAGAAGATATCAGTTTAGCTATGCAAGAAGGCAGAATCACAAAATAAACTATAACTACTACAAAGGAGTAATATCATGGCTCAATATTTTGAACCGAGTACTGATACTGATGCTAACTTTGCTAACTCCGTAGCAGGACAGACTAATAGTTTCTTTTTACCTTCGGTTTACTCTAAAAAGGTTTTAAACTTTTTTAGAAAAGCCTCGGTTGTAGAAGCTATCACGAACACCGACTATGCCGGTGAGATTTCTGCTTACGGAGACTCAGTTAAAATCATAAAAGAACCCGTTATTTCTGTGTATGATTACACAAGAGGTAGCGATACTACGCAAACAAAACTAACAGACCAAGAACTTACTTTGGTTGTTGACAGTGCGAAAGCTTTCAAATTCATCGTAGATGACATTGAAACTAACATGTCGCATGTGAACTTCAAAGAAGTAGCTTCTAGCTCTGCAGCTTACGCTCTTAGAGATTCGTATGATGCTGCTGTTATAGCTACTATGTTCTCTGGTGTGTCAAGTTCTTCACCTGACCACGTTCTAGGTGCTGACAATGCTACAGATTTAGCAGCCGGTACTTTTGACGGAACAGGTAACCTTGACATAGGTTTTGGTTCTAGTGAACATGACCCAATTGACGTTATGGCTAGAATGGCAAGACTACTTGACGAACAAAATGTTCCTGAAGAAGGAAGATGGTTCGTTGCAAGTCCTGACTTCTACGAGCAACTAGGTCAAGCTTCTTCTAAATTGCTATCTGTTGACTTCAACGCAGGTCAAGGTTCAATTAGAAACGGGTTAGTATCCAGTGGAAAACTAAGAGGATTTGATATGTACAAGTCTAATAACATTGCAAGCACATCTAATGCTGCAGGTAAATGTTTGGCAGGTCATATCTCATCTACTGCGACTGCTCAAACTATCATCTCAACTGAAGTCCTTAGAGACCCAAGTTCGTTTGGTGACATAGTTAGAGGTCTTCACGTTTATGGTGCGAAAGTACTAAGAGGTGAAGCATTAGTCTCAGCTTTCTACGGAATTGACTAATATTGTCACTGTGGGGGAGTCTTCGGACTCCTCTACTTTTATTGAGATAAAATATGGAACAGTTAAAAGGAAATCCTAGACCAAGTGGAAATATAGATTACTATATGTCTATTGAGGAAAAGGAAGAAAAATGTAAAGAAATGGTAGGTTACAATGACAGTTTAGTTGTTGGTAGCTATATTGCAAAAACTAAAAATATTGGAGAAAGAAAGTAATGGGCATGTATAAAAAGAAAATGGCAGGTGGTGGTGAAATGTATCGTAGTGGTATGAAGCATGGTGGTAAACATCCAAAAGGACCTAGATATGGTTTATCTCAAGGTGGGGTTGCTCATGCTATGGAAGTTCAAAAGCCTAACTAAACATGAAAGTTTCAGCCCCCAAAGGCTATCACTGGATGAAGTCCGGTAAGTCTTATAAATTAATGAAAGACCCTAGAGGTGGGTATAAACCTCATAAAGGAGCAAGTAAAACTGCTAATTTTCAAATTCAAAAAGTACATAAAAAATAATGGCTACAACATATCTTGACATAACTAATGAAGTTCTTCGAGAACTAAATGAAATTCCATTGACATCAGCAAACTTTGCAAACGCTACAGGGATTCAACAGTTTGTCAAAGATGCAGTTAATAAATCACTATTTGATATTGCTAATCAAGAACCTCAATTACCTTTTTTTGCAGTGGGAGAAAGCGGATCAACGGATCCTTTTTATGGTAACGTAACTGTTGAAACTACAGCAGGAACACGTTGGTATGAATTAAAAGCTAGTAGCTCAAGCGTAGCTGATGATTACGCTTCTATTGATTGGGATGATTTTTATATTACAACAATTAATGTAAGTGGAGAATCATCTCCATATGTTTCAAAAGGCTTGAAGTTTTTAAATTTAGCAGATTGGAGAAGATATTACAGAGATAGTGAAAATGCAGATGATGCAGATACACAATATGGAGAGCCAAAGTTTGTAATTAAATCTCCAGATTTTAGAAAGTTTGGATTAAGTCCTATTCCAGATAAAACTTACAATGTTCACTTTTATGCTTTTGAAAAACCAACTAAGCTATCAGCTCATGGAGACACAGTTGTATTTCCGGAACAATATACAAATGTAATAACTGCTAGAGCAAGATACTATATATGGCAGTTTAAAGAAAGTCCACAACAAGCAGCATATGCTTTAGATGATTATAAAAAATCTTTAAAATATATGAAATCAAATTTAATGAACCCAACACCTAGAGTCATGACAGATGACAGGAGATACTTCTAACAATGGCAGCATCACAGCCTTATACAGTTGCATGTGATGGAGGATTAGTTAAGTCTGCTAACTCAATAGACTTATTAAGAACTCCCGGTGTAGCAAGAGAACTTAGAAACTTCGAAGTATCTACAGAGGGTGGATACAGACGTATTAATGGGTTTGCTAAGTATGGAGGAGGTAGTGCAGTACAACCTACAGGAGGTACAGCAACTATCCTTGGTGTGTTTCCATATGCTGATGGAGTTATTGTAACAGCCGGTACAAATATTTATTTTAGTAATACAGGAACAAGTTGGTTACAAATAAATAGAAGTTCTGTATCAGGTAGTGGTGATAACTATACAACCTTTACAGGACGTAGCACACTCGCTAGAACTGGTCAAAGTCAATGTCAGTTTGCTTTATTTGAAGGAGCTACATTTGATTATGGTCAAGTTATTATTGCAGATGGTGCAAATAAACTATATAGCTTCCGTATGGAAGGTACTGGTGCTCTTACAACAAGAACATTCTTTGCTGAAGAAATCACAGTTACAGGTACAAAGCATGTTAAGTATATTACTATTCATGACCACCATTTAATAGCTGCCGGAGTTGAAGATAATTTAAGTACAGTTTTTTACAGTGTTTATAACGATGCAACAGACTTCACAGGCTCTGGAGCAGGTTCAGTAACTATATCTGACCAAGTAGAAGGCATCAAAGGTTTCCGTGAAGATTTAATAGTCTTTGCAGAAAACAGTATACATAAACTTGTTAATATAAATGACAGCTCTAATATTCGTATTGACCCTATCACCGAAAACGTAGGCTGTCTAAGCGGATATAGTATTCAAGAGATTGGTGGTGACTTAATATTTTTAGCACCAGATGGATTAAGAACAGTAGCCGGTACAGCAAGAATTGGTGACGTTGAGCTAGGTACAGTCAGTAAAGAGATACAACCTCTCGTTACGGACTTGACAGAAAGCATAAATAGCTATATAATATCTAGTATTGTATTAAGAGAAAAATCTCAGTATCGATTATTCTATACCGATACAACAATACAAAACTCTTCACAAAGAGGTATTATAGGAACATTAAGACCCAATGGTTTTCAATGGTCAGAAACAAGAGGAATAGAAGTAACTGAAATAGGTTCAGGCTTTGACCAAAATGGTGTTGAACAATACTATCATGGTGATACTGATGGTTATGTTCATGTTCACGATTCAGGTAATGACTTTGATGGTTCTACAATTTTAGCACGTTATGCAACTCCAGATTACGATTATGGAGATTTAGGAACATTAAAAACTTTACATTACTTAAAAGTTTCTGCAAGTGCAGAAGGTGTTGTAGAGCCTAATGTTCAAGTTAGATTTGATTATGGTAGTACAGACATACCTCAACCACCAGAACTATTTGATTTAGGAGTAATAAATCCACCATCATTATTTGGTGATGCGATATTTAATACAAACGTATTTGGTGGAGCAGAAAGTCCATTAGTTAGAGTTGCATTACAAGGCAGTGGACACAGTAATAATTTTACAATAATTAGTGAAGATACGAAAGCACCATATACCATTAATGGTCTTTACATAAACTTTGTACCTTCAGGTAGGAGATAATAAATGGCACAAACTTACACACGACAAAGTTCGTTCGCAGATGGGGATACTATAACTGCTGCGTTATTTAATGATGAGTATAATCAGTTAGTTAATGCGTTTGCTTATAGTTCAAGTAGTGCAAGTTCTACTGGACACAGACACGATGGTACAGCAGGGCAAGGTGGTAATATACCACAAATAGGTGACTTAGATTTTTTAAACAAGATTGTTGTAGATGACACCAACAACAGATGGGGATTCTACGTACAAGTTTCTTCTTCTGCAGTAGAACAAATAAGACTGCAAGATGGAGCTTTATTACCCGTAACAGATAGTGATGTAGACTTAGGAACATCTTCACTATACTTTAAAGATGCATACATCGATTCAATAACTACAACAGGCAATGTAGCTGTTGGTGGTAACCTTACAGTAACAGGAACAACAACTTTTAATGGTGGCACACTTACGCTTGGTGATGCTGCTGATGATAACGTAGTATTCGGTGCTGATGTTAATTCAAACATTATACCTAACACCGATAATACTTATGACCTTGGTAGCTCATCCCAAGAATGGAAAGATTTATACATCGATGGAACAGCCAACATCGATACATTATCTGCTGACACTGCTGCAATTGGAGACTTAACTTCAGGACGTGTAGTACTAGCAGGTACAAGTGGAGAACTAGAAGACAGTTCTAATTTAACTTTTGATGGTAGCACACTGGCTCTTACAGGTGCTGCAACAGTTAGCACAAACTTAACAGTAAGTGGTAATACTACACTTGGTAATGCTGCAAGTGATACAGTCACTGTAACAGCCGATGTAGCTTCTAATCTTATACCAAGTGCAGACAGCACTTACAGTTTAGGTGATTCATCTAACTACTGGTCGCATGGTTATATAGATGCGATTACAACTACAGGTAATGTTAGTGTTGGAGGAAACTTAACAGTTACTGGTACTACTACATTTAATGGTGGTACATTAACATTAGGTGATGCAGCAGACGATAACGTAGTCTTTGGTGCAGATGTCAACTCAAACATTATTCCTAATTCAGACAACACATACGACTTAGGAAGTTCTTCACAAGAATGGAAAGACTTATACGTTGATGGTGTAGCTTACCTAGATGAAATTAACTTCAATGGTACAGCAATCACTTCAACTGCTGCTGAACTAAACATCCTTGATGGTGTTACATCTACAGCAGCCGAATTAAACTTATTAGATGGTGTAACAGCTACAACAGCCGAACTCAATATACTTGACGGAGTTACATCGACAGCAGCAGAACTAAACATCTTGGATGGTGTTACGTCAACTGCTGCAGAGTTAAACATATTAGATGGTGTTACTAGCACAGCAGCAGAACTTAATATACTTGATGGAGTTACATCAACTGCTGCGGAACTTAATATCCTTGATGGAGTTACTAGTACCACTGCAGAATTAAATTTACTTGACGGAGTTACAGCAACTACAGCAGAGCTTAACTATGTAGATGTAGCTACTGCAGGAACTGTTGAAGCTTCTAAAGCGATTGTTGTAGATAGCAACAAAGACTTTACAGGTGCAAGAAATATAACGCTAACAGGCGAACTTGATGCAGCTACATTAGATATTAGTGGTGATGCAGATATTGATGGAACATTAGAAGCTGATGCTATTACTATTGGTGGTGTTACACTAGCAGAAACTATTAGTGATACTGTTGGTGCTATGGTCACAAGTAATACTGAAACAGGTGTTACAGTTACTTATGACGATTCAGATAACACATTAGACTTTGTAATTGGTACACTTAATCAAGACACAACAGGTAATGCAGCAACAGCAACAGCTTTAGAAACTGCAAGAACTATTGGTGGAGTAAGCTTTGATGGTACAGCTAATATTACACCGACAACTTTTACAACAGCTACATTCTCAGGTGACGTTACTGTAGATACTTCTACACTTAAAGTAGACTCTACAAACAATAGAGTAGGTATTGGTAATGCTTCTCCGGATGTCTCGTTAGACGTTGGTAGCTTTACAGATGCTATACACGTTCCTGTTGGAACTACAGCACAAAGACCCGGAAGTCCTGCTGCAGGTTACTTCAGATACAATACAACAACCGGTAAGTTTGAAGGCTACACAGATGAATGGGGAAGTATCGGTGGTGGTTCAGGCACAAACATGGATACTAACATCTACACAGGTGATGGTTCTACAACAGCCTTTACATTAAGCACAGGTGCAGATGATGAGAATAATCTCATGGTCTTTATTGATGGTGTATTCCAAGCTCAGAATGTTTACTCAGTTTCAGGAACTACATTAACCTTTGCAACTGCT